CACACATCAACCTCTTCTCAAAGTAAATTGTTCTTTTAGGCTTCAATTTACCAAAAATGACCTGTCTGGTATACGTTGACTTTTTAAAATAATCATCCCAACCAAACTTATAAATCAAATCTTCATATGTTGCACACCCCATAACAATTTCTGGGTCAATGTGCCTTAAGGTTTGAAAATTTGCTTTCTTCAAATCAATAGAAACAAACTTATACCCAACATTAGTACAGTTGTATATATTCAAGTCTCCCACCTTAGGTTTAGGTGATGGATATAAACTCATATCCATTGAATTGAACTTCTTATATGGTTCACTATTTTCAATTGTGGTGATGATATTATCCCTTACTTGAGCATAATGTTCCAACCATTTTTCAATGTTACCATCAAACTTATTCATAAGCACATGACAGCAATTGAAATAATCTTCCTTTGGAAAGAAATCATATCTGTACATATAATATTCCCAATATGGGTCGTCTACGATATTGATTGGTAAATTAAAATCTTTTACAAATCTTCTTCTAAATGATAAACGCTTTTCTTCTGTCATATAAAAAATTTTTAATCACAATGCAAATATACGAAAATTTAATTTTAAAAACAAATAAAAAAATACCGAATATCTCACGACAGTCGGTATTCAAAAACAACTTTTTAAAAATTAATAATAAATAATATGATTAAAAAGGTTCTAAATAAACCTTGCTCTACTCAATGTTACCGGATGATTTCTTTTGAACTCCGATGCCTTGTGACGCCCAATAACTTTTGATATTGTTTGAGCATCAATATGATATCCATCTCTTGGACTGAGAATATATTCTGGATATCCTGGTTCGTCTTTGTGTTCCAAATACCATTGAAGAATTATATCAACATCATAATAATTTCTTGCACCAATCTGTTCCATATCATCAGAAGAAATCCCAAGACCGTCCATTGGTTTTAATCGAAGAGATTCTTCGATTGCGGATGCTTCGGTATATTTCCCATTACCCGCAAATTCCTTTAAGAACATTTCAGACATGCCAAAAACTTCTGTTTTCCAAAGTTCCTGAATCGGATTATAGTCAAACAGGGCATCCCCACCAATGGTACTGAAACCAAGAAGATATTCAGTAAAATTATCTGTTCCCATTACAATGCCTCCCGCCTTCTTAGATAAATCGTATAGATAAATCATACGAAGTCGTGCCTTAATATTTCCAGAACGTATTGATTCAATCTTCTCCTGTTTCCAAGTTGAAACCCAATCAATGGTTAATCGTGAAACTTCATCCATTTCTTTCTCTATATAAAAACTATCACAAAAGACATGACCCACCATTTGTGATACCCAGAATTCATTTTCTGGTGTCGTTGATGTTGGCAAACTTACACCATAAAAAGTAAAGGCATAGTTCTCAGAGTTAAGTTCTTGACTAACCTTATACATTAATACTGCAACAAGCGTAGAATCTATACCCCCACTAATACCGAGGACTGCAGCATGTAAATTACATTTTTTAAAATACTCTTTCATGCTGTCAATCATAACTCTTGAAACCTTAGTATAATCAATTGTCTGATTCATTTTAAAAAAAAGATTAAAGTTAAACATTGCGGAGGGTGAGGGGTTCGAACCCTCGCGCCGGTTATATCCGACCTAACGGTTTAGCAAACCGTCCCCTTCACCACTTGGGTAACCCTCCAATATTAAAAAACACAAATGGGATTTACACTGCATATGTACTCCGTCAAGAGTTGAACTATCAGGCTTGGGGTAACAAACTCCCGCTGTATAAATCCCTTCCTACTACCGTTCGGAAACTACTGATATTTGTGTTTGATGCAAAGATAATAAATAAAAAATTAAAAAACAACTTCTTGGTGAAGAAATGTTACATTGGCAATGTCTAAGTCAATTAAAACAAAAACCACCGTAAACCCTCGAAAGCAAAATCTATGTCCTAGAACTTAAAATAAAAACAGTTTCACATTTTTCCATTATAAAAACATATCAATTTTCACATTTTTCCACTTCTGCCCAAATTTTAAGGGTGGCATCTAATAAATACAAAGAAGTGGATATGTTTTATTAAAGAAAATAAACTGTTTGGGCACGGTGCCATTTTCAAAACACTTATCAAACACAAAGGTTTGATAATTCTCATTATTTAATTAATGTCTATATGCTACATTGAGCCAAGAGTTATATATAAACATTTCCTCACCTTGATTCAGTGTGGTTTCACGCAGGCGCTCAGTCACACTTAGTTGTTATTATTAATCTTTCTTGCTTAATTTCTTTAACTTCTCATAAACTTCTTTATGATACGGTGGGATAACAATCCTAAGACTTTCAATCTTTTTTCTTTCCCCCTCAACGTAAAGTTTATCCGATTCAGCAAGACGTGCCTTTTCTGCATTATATGTGTCCAATGCGGACATGTATTCACGAGATAGTCTGTCTTGTTCTTCCGTTTTTTCTTTTTTAAGGCGTGCTTTATATGAATTTAATTCTGCTTGTGCGTTTCTATGCTTCTGCTGCAGAAAGAAAAATTCATTTTCCACATCATTCTTTGAAACAACCAGTTTATAATAAGTAATAATGGTGTCTCTACCATTTTCGCTTGTTTGTATAGGGTTTACTAACTTCTTAAAAAGTCTATCCTTTGCCTTTGAAAATGCTCCTTTAGGATGGATATATTTGCCCACAGTAGCACAAAATGCCTCTAACGTAAGATATCGTTCTCTATCCTTAATATCCCAAGTGGATAGTATTTCGTCGTCCGTTCTCAATACAGGACGTTCTGGCATCTTTAAATTATCATATTCATCCGAACGATAAAAATTTAGTTCTTTGCTGAAATCTTCCTTCTTCTTTATTGCTTCACGAATCCAAGCAATAAATGCCTTTAGTTGTGCAATTTCAGTCAAATATTCATCTACTTTAGAAATTGTATCTGGTGTTCCTAAAACAGATACCGCTCTGTCAACACTACCTATAATGCTAATGGATTCCTCCACAAAATTGATACCATCAAGTTCTTCTTCCAAAGACTGATAATACTCTTTCGCAACATTGGCGATATGGTCTGCCGATGTGCTTGTTAAACCTTCGTTACCGAAAAACGGTGATTTATATTTTTCCATGTCAAACTTTATTTTCCACAAAAATACTTATTATTTTTTATAAAAGCAAATAAAAAGTTATTTATCTCCTTCTTTTTTTATGATTTGGTCAATTACGTACCCCTTTCTTAATACAATTTCCCACATTTTTTGATATTGCGTATCTTTAAAAATCTGGAAATAAATGTCAACGTCTTCTGTCTGATTAATACGGTGTATGCGGTCTTGGAATTGGTCATTGTCACCCTTTACATATGAAAAATCATTGAATATTAACTTTCTTGCTGCTGTTAAAGTTAAACCCACACCAGCAGATTGTAAATTTCCAATTAAAACTTTAACTTCGGGGTCTGTCATAAAAGATTCTTGCGCCTTGTCCTTCTCTTTTGCGCTCATTTTTCCATTATATATGACACATCTATCACCATAATAATCTCTCAAACGATATAATTCTTCATCATAACAGCATCCAATAACAACTTTCTCCCCTCTTTCAATGAAACTATTGGCCAGTTCTATTGTATTAGGCACCATTTCATTGGAAAGATAACGGCGGTAGATAGCACCTTCGAGAAGTTCTTTATTTATTTCTTTCGTCGGGTCTGCTTCTATTTGTGCTGTTTCATATTCATCCCACAATTTATTGTATTCCATTAACTGGCGCATATCTAAATCGTAATAAATCTCATGAATGGTTTTCTTTACCATTCCCTGTAAATCTTCCTTTACACGACGCAAATATATGTGAGAGACACGTTCTTTCAGTTCATCAAGATTTGAAGAACCATTGGCAACTGTTTTCATCTTGACTGACCTATCTATGATTTTATTTAATTCATTTTTCTCTTCATCAGTCAATGCCCACCAATTGCTTTTTCCCTTTGATTTAACGAAGTTTTCACTTAACTTATTTCTCTTTTCCTTTTCTTCTGCATTTTTAGGAAATCTTTTTGCATTACAATATCGTTCCATATAATAATTGTAATCATCAGTAATTGGGTCTCCTAAAAATTGAAGGACGCAATAAAAGTTTTGAGGATTATTGGTTATTGGGGTTCCCGTAGCAGCGTAAATGCTATCAGGTTGTGCCCTTTTTACCATATCCCTAATTACTTTATATCGTATTGAAGACATATCTGATAATTTATGTGCTTCATCAATTATAATAAGTGATTTCTTATCCTTCAGATATTGTAACATTGGTGATTGCAATAGTGCTTTGTCAATGTTTTCCTTGCTTCTTGTTTCTGGTATCTTATATACCTCATCAAGTATATCGAAATTCACTATAACAAATCTATTGTCCTGCCACTTCCCCCTTTCTTTTGCTTCTTCTTGAAGTTCTTTGACTTTTTTGCCAGATTTTCCGACGCCATATCCAAGATATGTTTCAAGTTCGCTTTTTGTTTTACCCTGAACTCCTTCAACTATTGTAATATCCCTTTCTGGCACATACCATAACAGTTCCTTTTTCCAAGTACTCTTAATGGATGCAGGACAGATAATAAGAACTGAGTCAAAGTTACCTTCAATTGCCGCTACCGCAAGTTCGGAACTTTTACCGTATCCTGGTTCATCTGCTAGTACACATTTCTTTCTTGAAAGAAGAAACTGAACACCAGTTTTTTGATGCTCTCTCAGTTTTCTATTAGGGTCTTTGCTCATGGATAATTTATCATATCTGTCAAAATCTATATTTAATTTTGTATAGTCTTCTACCAAGAAATTGGTTAATACCGCTCTCTTAGGCAAAAAACATTGCACTTGGTCTACGCTTTGACGATATTTGACATAACAATGGTAAGTAGTTTCCGTTTCCCCCAATAACCACTTCACAACAACCTTCTCAGGTAAGAAGTCGATATTCCAATCCCCTTTCTTTTTTTCCTGATACCAATCTGCTAATTTAACTACCTTATCAATCTTAACTGGTTTAAAATCAAAATTTCTTATAATATATTCGGCACTAAAATCTGACATTTCGCCACCCTTTACCAATATATCACGCTTTAGCATAAAAAAATATGGATTCGACCCGTTATATTCTTTTAGCAAATCATATGCATGAAGTTTATTTTTTATACTAATACCCATATAAAACCTAAAATTATATAAATCCTTGCAAAGGTACAAAATAATTGTGAATTAATCAAATATTTATATAGAAATAACATAGGAGGAAAATTAATGAGAAAAAATCCAATAAATAGAAATCAAATGTTCTTTTCGAAATCCGATTTCGAATTAGAGATAGAGATTGCTAGAGATTATTTGGAACAGGATATGAATCAGACAATTGTACTTTTTGAAGTTGACCTTTCAAAAACAAATGTAGATGATATTTATCAAGAGGCCAGTAAAAGAAATATCCGTTTTAAAAGTCCAGTAGAAATTACGGTAAGGTACGAAATAAGTGAATCAGAAACACGCTCGTATGATAAAACCGCAAATAAGGGGATGTATGTCAAACCTGGAATTCTCACTTTTACAGTTTTGAATGCCACACTTGAAGAAATTAAAAGGGATATCAAAAGAGGGGACTATATTGGTGTGCAAATTTCCCCTGAGGAAATGATTTATTATACTGTTTTTGATGATGGAAAGGTGGCATCATATGCTAATACAAACACTTTATATGGTGTAAAACCTTTTTACCGTCAAATTAAATGTAATTATGTGGACCCAGCAGAATTTGAAGGATAATGAAAACTTTGTATCGAAACGTATTGGATTTGTCTGTAAACACAGACCCTAATGAGCAGAGGCGAAATATTTCAAAAGAAATTGTTCGTCATGCTGACTATATGCCCAACCCATTGACATATGAAGATATTGATAGGGAATTTAAGAAATGGGTTAGTAACGTAAAAATTCTTCAAGATGGAACTGAGTTGCCTACCATGACGTTGTTTTCTAACCAAAGATTTTCTGAATATATGCAAACATGGCAATATACTGACGAAAATAATAACATTAGGATGAATTTCAAGACCATAACACGTGAAAACAATCCTATCCATGGTACAATTTTAGGTGACACATATAATATTCCTGGTGAACGTTTTTACACATTTAAATCATTAGATGCTATTGATGATAGTGGTAAAAAATATCGCATTAATTACAAAATGAAGCAACCTACACCTGTGGATTTAAAATATAAGGTGTCTGTTATGACAAACCGCTATACCACCATCAATGACTTCAATGAAGCATTTCTTTGTTTATTCAATGCCAAGCAAGCATATATATGTCCTAATGGACATTATATGGCAATAGTATTAGATAATATTAGTGATGAATCTGAATATAACATTTCAGATAGACAGTTTTTCTCACAAACAATGACTTTTACACTTAAAGGATATATTATCAGGGAAGAAGACTTTAAAGTAGAGGAAAGTCCAGTTACGACGGTATTGTGTTTCGAAGGTGATAATGCTAAAAGAAAAAAACCTACAATTGAATTGTCCGAATATGACCCGTGCTACGTTCCGGAAGAAAAATATTATAAAAAACCTATTGATATTGATATTGACCTATCTTATTGTTTCCCATGCCGAGGTGGTATAAAGTTTACAATGGATGAAGATTTTATTTTAACTTCATTGGAGTTTAATGAAAACAATAACATTATTAAGGATGGTATAAAATTATATATAAATGATGAACTGATTTCATCTGATTTGACCGCAGACGCATTTGAGGGTTATGTATCAATTGAGGGTATACCGTCATCTGCAACCGATAAAAACACACTAGTATGTGATGTCTTACCAGAAAACAAGGTTCAGGATTATCAGTATCTGAAAATAAATGATACATATTATATCTGGCATCAAATACACTTCTCCGATGGTGATGAAATAAAAATCAAGACACAACGGGAGAATAGATACATAAACACAGGTAGTTTTACACTAAAAGGTTATAATAGATTCATTGTTTATAGTGCAGATGAACAGCATGACATTGAAGTAAAGGACCTGGAAATACCAGAAGAATGTGATAAAAATATTAATAAATAGCACTTTTCGAAAATTTTTCTCTATTTATATTAAGAAAATAAATAAAAGATAAAAATAAAATTAACATGATAAGCAATGCAAGAGGAAAACACTCCTCTCCGGGTGTTTACATTGATGAAATTGACAAGACTTATGCAACCAGAAGTCTGGGTGTTACAACACTTGGCGTCATTGGTGAAACATTGAAGGGTCCTGCTTTTGAACCAGTTCATATCAGCGACTGGGCAGAATTCCAGGATTATTTCGGGGGTACCTCAACTGAAAAATTTAAAGGTACCGGTTTCCCTAAATACGAACTTCCATATATTGCAAAAAGTTATCTTGAAGAATCTAAACAACTTCAGGTTTGCCGTGTGCTAGGTTTCTCAGGTTATGATGCTGGTCCAGCATGGGCGCTTTACTCAACAGGTAAAGATGGAAAAAAATATGTAATAGGTCTACTTCGTTCTAAGGGTTCCTATACAGGTTCTAATGGTTCAGGAGATGTATGCAATCCTGACAAGGCGTATGATGTAATTTCATTTGATGTTACTGATGTCAAGATTGAAGCATATAAGACACTTGAAGGTGTATTGAATAAATGTAATTATTCTGTAAGTGGTACAACTGGAAGTCTTCAGGTTAAAGAAGGACAGTATGGAAGATTTACACTTAAAGTGACTTTATCTGATGGTACTGTTACAAGTATCGCAGTTTCACTAAATCCAGGAGAAAAAAATTACATTATTGATGTTCTTGGTATGAGAGCAGATAGTGGAGATTATCCATTGTTTGTTGAAGAACTTTACGATTTAGCACATATTGCAGAGGTGAATGCTGGAAACTTTACAGAAGTGTTTATTGCTAAAATAGATACAGCATCAGATTATAAAGTTCAATATCAATATGCTTCAACGCCGTGGTTTGTGTCAGAACTTAAAGGAAATAGTGAAAATATCGATATGAAAAAACTGTTCCGCTTCCACACAATTACTGACGGTAATGCAGCAAACTCTCAAATAAAGATATCTATTGCAAACATTCTTCCAGATGAAGGTTATTTTGATGTGTTAATTCGTGACTATCATGATAGTGACGGTTCTCCGCTTATTCTTGAACGTTTTAACAAATGTTCTATGATGCCAGGCACATCTAACTATATTGGTTTACAAATAGGAACTTTCAACGGAGAATATGCAAATAAATCTAAATATGTTACCGTTGAAGTCATTGAAAATGATATGACTGCAAACTGTGTTCCATGCGGTTTCTTGGGATACCCTATGAGAAAATACAACGGTTATGAATCAACAAAATTAGCATACAATAAGGCATATTATGAAAACATCAAGGTAATGCGTCAATACTTCGGTATGTCTGATATAACTGGAGTAGATTTAGATGTTCTTACATTTAAAGGAAAGGACGCTTATTTTGCTGACGCTCTTCCATCAAATGGTTACTCTAATGGTTTCCACTTGGATTCACTTCTTAATGCAACAGGAACAACCTTGTCATTTACTGTGGATGGTATTTCGGGATACACATTTGAGACTGTGGATGCTAATCAAGGTTGGACATCCGGAATTGTTCAGGGAGGTATTCCTCGTATCGGTTCAGAAGAGATGATGGAAAACACAATTTATGCCGATAAGAAGATGCGAAAATTCACTTGTTATCCATACGGTGGATTTGACGGATGGGATATCTATCGTGAAGAAAGAACCAACACGTCAGAATTCCGTGCAAACAAATACAAAGGTTCTCTTGGAGAAGGTCGTCCTTTTAGTACTAATTTTGATGGTGCTGCACATGGTCTTTCAGGAAAGGTAATAAATTCAGACTACTATGCATATCTTGCTGGATATAAACAGTTCGAAAATCCTCATAAGATTGAAATAAATCTTCTTGCAACACCAGGTATTGATTATGTTAATAATCTCGACCTTGTTAATGAAGTACTTGATATTGTTGAAGAATATCGTCAGGGAGACTGTCTCTATATTGTAACAACACCAGATAGAGAAAAGGGAGCTGCAGATAGTCCAGATGTTATGTATACTGCAGAAGATGCGGTTGCTAATTTTGAAAATTCTGAAATTAACACCTCTTATGCCGCAACATATTATCCTTGGGTTAAATATTATGATGCCTCAAATAAAAAATATATCAATCTTCCTGTAACTAAGGATGTTGTAAGGAATTTTGCATATACTGATAATGTTTCTCATCCTTGGTTTGCATCTGCTGGTATGTCAAGAGGTAATGTAGACTGCGTTAAGGCAAGGCATTTTACTAAACTTGAAGAAGAGGACGTACTTTATGAGGGCATGATTAATCCTGTTAAATCTTTCGGTTCGGAAGGTGTAAAAATTTGGGGTAACAAGACAATGTACCTTGAAGATACTCCTCTTAACAGAATCAATGTAAGACGTCTTATGATTCGTGTTAAAGATTTGGTTGTTAAAGCATCTCGACAATTGATTTTTGAACAAAACGATAATACTATTGAAGCACAGTTCCTTTCTGTTGTTGAACCTATTCTCGCAAATGCAAAACAGAATAGAGGTATTTCTGATTATAAAATCAAAACAGATACGTCTGCCGAAGCAAGAGATAGACACGAACTTCCTGCAAAAATATGGATTAAACCAATTAACTGTTTGGAATACATTGATATCTCTTTCGTGATTACTCCAGAAGGAGCGTCTTTCGATGAATAAGATAATGATATGAATAAAAAGGTGGCAAATGCCACCTTTTTTTGTTATTTATAAAACAATAAAAGCAGGGTCAGACCCTGCTTTTTAAGTTTAATTAATTTAAATTAGTATGCTAAAATTGCGTAATCCATTTTTATTGCAATTGTAAGATTTGCTAACGAATCGTCTGAGTGCGTAACATCGCCTCCGTCCATTGTGGTAATCCAACAATTCTTGCAAATCCATTTTTCTACTACAACACCAGTAGGGTCAAGCATCTCAAGTTCTATGTCTCTCTTGTATCCTGCAGCATATCCCTGACGTCCTGTTACTGATTCAGAATGTAGTCTCAACCATTCCATGACCGCCTGTGCTGTTGATGGTCCTATCATATCTCTTAATGTTACGTTCATATCGTCCCAGGTATATCTACCTAATACCCATGTTGATGTGTTAAGGAATGGTATTTCTACCGCATGTTGTGTGATTGATGGGCGTTTTGCTGATTCTACAGTCCACTCCTGTATTCCTAAGTCAGATGGAAAACGAAGGAGAAACCTATTTTTTCTTTTTGGCTCATATGACATCGGAGCCTTATAAAGCATATCCATTTCTTATTATATTTACTGTATGGTTATTATTTATTTTTAAATATTAGAAATATCTAATTTTTACCTAAAAATTACTTATTTTATCTAATAATTTTATTTTCTGAGACCAATCTAATGTCTCTTGGGTCTAAACCTCTCTTTTTTGCTTGTTCGGAAATGACCTTTCTATAATTATCAAAATCCTTGGAATCTTTTATATTTGTCTCGAAAAGAACTTTCTTATTCTCTTTGAGAATACCAAAAATTCTATGTGATTCATTTACACCATCTTTCTTTTCAGGTTTTTTGTCACACATCTGGAATATTTTTTTCAACATCTGATATTCCTCGCTTTCAGGATTATCGCAAAGTGCCGAAAGACCGTTAAGAGAATATTTCCTAATATGGTCTACATAAGAATCAATCGTACCCTCCATTTCTGGCGATACTTCATCTTCCATGCCGATTTCTTCCTCTGCAGGCATTTCGGATTCTATTTCCTGTTCCATACCCTGCATTTCCATATCATCGTCTTCACAGAAATTCATTGCCTCTTTTAGCATCTTTTCTGCATATGCAACATCTGCATTGATTTCTTCAATATTATTTTTAAATGATTTCTTCATATACAAAACCTTTTTCTTCATAAATATCACTTTTTCTTTAAATTACACATTAAATCATGTAAATTATTAAAAAATAGTTTAAATTATGGCATTTGTTTACCTATTAGGCGATTCTGGGCAGGATAATACATTCAAAATAGGAATGACGCGAGGAAAAATTGAAAAACGAATCAAACAATTACAAACTGGTAACGGTGAAGAAATTTTTCTTGTCAATTATTATGAAACCGATTACCCTTTCTTTTTGGAACGTTCATTGCATTTAAAATTCTATCCTAAGCAAAAAAGAAACGAATGGTTTAATTTGGATTATGAAGATGTAAGCAAGTTTAAGGAATATTGTCAAATGTTAGAAAATAATGCACGGGTATTGAAGGATAACCCATTCGCTAAAAAAATATTAAAATAATATGTTTGATTTAGAAAAACTACAAAAAAATCCACAGGAAACGGGTGAAAAATTCGCACATCTGGTTACTTTTAAAAACACTTATGGTTTTAATGGTAAAAAAACAAGATTGAGTCTACCTAAACGATTTGCAAAAAAAATTGCATCATTTCATTCGGATGCTAAGATACAGTTTAATGAAAAAACAATTACATTGACTTTTGTTTATAGACCAACGGAAGACCCGTTTAAAATTATTAATGAGTTTTCCCAAGAAATAAATGAAAATAATAAGTTTTTTAATCGTTTTAAAAAAAGTAATGAAGTAATCAGACTTCAAATTTTTCCAAAAGCAGATTTAGATGGTTCTTTAGTAAGTTGGTATAATGTTAAACTTAAAGGAATAACAAATAAATTTGTTGAAACAGACAGGGATAACCTATTTGAAACAACTCTTACCTTTTCTTTTAGTAAAGTTGATTTTAAATATTCTTCACCATCTTCATACACTTCCAGAGCTTCAATAGAACATTCTCGTCAAGTTTATGAAAAATTTATCAATCAGAACATAAATGATAAAGAACTGGAAGATAAATGGGAAAAACAAAGAGAATTAATGGATAAAGAACTCGGTCCTAGTGCTTCTTATTCTTTAAATTTAATTAAACATGCATTAGACGATAATGAAATTGACCAAAATGAGTTAATTAATATAAATGATATATTAGCAAAATCACATAGAGTAACAACTATTGATAATGAAGAAATTTGTGAAACCGACCAGTCCAAAAAAAGCGAGAACAAGTCAACCGAGTAAAGATTCAGCAGAGAATACGAAAAAACGTACTGTAGCAAATACGAAAAATACTACTGGAATCACCAAACAGAAAGTGTATAAATCGCAAAAGATTACACCGATAAAAAATGGTTCCATTAAAGATGTCACTATACGAAGGAATGATACCCCAAAAGAGAGAAAACATCCAGAATATGGTACATCTAAACTAGAAGATAGGTTCGCAAAAGAGTTTTTAGATAAATTAGGCATAACTTATCAAACACAATTTAAAGCAGAGTCTATTGGAAGGTATTATGACTTTTATTTACCCGCTTCGAATACACTCATTGAAGTTGATGGGGATTTTTTTCATTCATATGGGTTAATTTATGAACAAATGAGTCCTATGCAAAAGAAAAACAAACGTGTGGACGAGCAAAAGGATAAGTGGGCGCAAGAACATAATATTAATCTGATTAGAATTTGGGAGCATGATATTAATAAGAACCCTAGTACTGTTATGAAAATGCTGAAAGAAAAACTTTCAGAATACTCTATAAAATATCAAAAAGAACAAGAAAAGAAACAAAGACCAAAAAGAAAATGAATTCAATTGGAACGCTATACATAGATTGCCCAGCGCAAGAAAAAAATAACGCATTTAACGCCGGAAGAGAAATATCTGAGGATGAATATGTGAGAATGCTCCGTGAATATTCTACTACTATTGGCACTGGTATGCCTGTCAGTAGTAACATTAATAGACATGGGGTATATGAAATACAACAATACACTAATAATGAAGAAAATAACTTATCGAAGTGCCAGACTAAAATTTATGATATTTCAGGCAAACCTTGTGATATAAAAGAGATTTATCGTATTCAAAAAACAGGAATGGGTGTAATTATTATTGAACTATTGGAAAATGATATGGAGGAAGCTTTTGAGACAGAATTCAAATACTGGAAGAGGGATAGCATGAATATTAATAACGATGAACAGATTGATAAGAATTCAAGAATTCAATTTCTTCCAGTAAAGGATTTGGAATTCGAAATAGATAGACACTTATTTTTGTTTCAGGGTTGTAAATTATATTGTGAATATGACAGATTTAAAGTCGCATTAATAATACAGAAAATAACAGAAATATAATAATAAAGATATATGAACAATAATTCAGATTCTTTTAACAAAAAACAAGTAAAGATACATAAGGAAAATTATCTTATGTATGAAAAAACCTTGGGTGAAATACGGGAAAAATTGAGTGAGGCACTTAACCCAGATGGTTCAAGAAAATACGATGATGATTATATTCAAGAGAAGGTAAACAGAATAAAAGAAATGCAGGATGAAGTAAAAAACAAATTCTTACTTGCAGGTGGAAATCTTGACGACTTACTTACTCCGTCCGTAGAAGTAAAAACAAAAAAACAAATAACCCAAAAAAAACAAAATAAAAAACCGGTGGAATTAGTCAATCGTCCTCCGATAAGTAAAAGGGAGAAAAAAGAAAACATTGTAATGAATCCTACGGAAGAAGTAAATATGAAAGAAGAAATAACTAATACACAACCGACTGCAATTGTTCCATCTAATTGGGAACGCATGGACTTCAATGATTCATTTGACGTCATACCTCTTCCATCAAAAGGAGAATGCTATGAAAATGGTATGAAAAACATTGCAGTCTCTTATTTGACAGCAAATGATGAAAATATGATTGTTTCTCCAAATCTATATCGTGACGGAATGATACTTGATTACCTTCTTCGCGCCAAGATAAAAAACACAGAAATTAACCCAGATGATTTATTGGAAGGGGACAGAGAGGCAATTATTTTGTGGTTACGTGCTACAAGTTATGGTATACATTATCCTATCACCGTAA